TGGATCTGCCCAAGGACTCGTTCTACTATTCCGCTAAATGTTGTTGTCATGAAGACCTTGCTCTCAGGGCTGCGGCAGCAGCCTTATCAGTAGTTCCACCAAGTTGATTGCAGACCCCACGAAGGTCTTTGTAATTAGGCCGAGTGTTTCCAGCCTTGACATTTAAGGCACCAACAACGCTAAGTCCTGTAGTTCCAGCCCAAGTGTTTGCAGCTAAAGCTGCACCTACATATGACTGGATAGCAGGATAGGTGCCACCATTAGCGAGGCGATTAAGTTCTGCATGGAGTGTGCTTCCGTTGGTACCAGTTGCCATTACTTGGCCTTTCTCTTTGCTGCTGCGTTATCTACTAAATTTGGATATGGTCTTCCAGCCTTCTTAGCAGAAGCCTTAGCCTTTGCTTTCTGTGCCGGAGTCAATGGAGTAGATTTCTTATTAGGATTTTTCTTATCCCAGAATGCTGTTTTCTTTTTCACCATTTCACCTTATCTGCCCAATAGGCTGCTGACATTTTGCCCTTGGCAATGTTCTTAGCATGACGAGCTTTGAATGCTTTGTTACGAGCTGATCCATCCGGAGAACCCTGAACTCCTTGTTGACCAAATCGAATTGTCTTTACCTTGTCGCCTTCTTTTGCAACAACGACATGAGACTTCGTTGGATGGCTCGGGGTTCTCTTTGGCTTATTAAAGCCAGACACACCTGCTGCTTTTAAGCGAGGGTCTGCCTTACTTTTTCTTTCCGCCACTCTTCTTGCCCTTCTTGGACATTCCTGCCTCTGACATCGCAATAGCAACTGCTTGCTTGCGAGATTTAACTACAGGGCCCTTTTTAGATCCTGAGTGAAGAGTTCCTGATTTGAACTCCTTCATAACCTTCTTGATCTTTGCTGGCTTCATTACTTCTTCTTGCCCATTTTCTTAGGCATAGCCTTCATCTTTGAAGAACCATATTCCTTTTTACGCATTGCTGGGCCTTCTGACTTTTCGTGCTTCATCTTTGCTGCTGCTGACTTGTACTTCTCGCCTTTAACTGACATTTGCTTCTCCCTTTGAGTGATGACTTTGACTTTCCCACCGCTGTTTATGTCAAACGAGATGGAAATCTCTATGCTCTTGCGAGCTTCATTAGCTGCTGTTCTTGTATTCGTTGGGGATAGTGTAGCTCTGGCCAATGCACCAAGTGCATATGAACTGCCGGATCCAACTCCGTATATTCCACGGTCATCTCTTACCCAAGAGAAGTCATTATCAATTTGATAAATCTTTCCTCGAAGGCAGATCAATGCATCAAAACCTGATCCATCTTTAGGATCGTTATCGGCAGTCTTAGGTGCTGGATCGTATCCATAGTCTGCGTATGCTTGCTTAAGTGATGGCAATAAATCTGTCATCATAAATTTATCTAGGTTCACACCTCGTGGAATCTTAGGAGCATTCCAACTGTGTAGGGCTATATCCCCGGCGATTGCATCGCCAGCAAAGGCGATTACATACTCACCCTTTTCAACTACCTTATCCATACCGGTAGCAATGAACTTCTGATCTGCACCAACTATCAGGGATTCGGCTGCGATCAATCCCCAGCCTTTACCTTGGATTCCGATAATGGTTGTCATGCTCAGTCCTTAAACGAGTTAGTGGTTGAGTCAAATGCCTTACCGGCTATGTTGCTTAGTTCAACTGCACCACGAATATCCTTCATGTTTGTTGTCGCTGGTTCAATACCTTGGCTGATTGCAGATTGGTATGCGTTTAGCTCTGCATCCCATTTCTTTTGAGGCATCATCTTGGAACTGTTAGCATCGCCTGTATTAACCTGTAGACCTGATTGCTTTAGGCACTCACCCCAGTTAATGTGATCCTGAGTAGGGCAACCTGTTCTGCATCCCATTAACTAATCACCACCAGAAAACCATTATGGGCTATGTTTGAATCGGAGTCGGCTTGAGCCTGACTCCTGATTGGAAATCCTTGAGCTACAAGAATATCCTTCGTGGCTTCATTCACGATGTGACCTCGCCCACCGAGAAACACATAATCATAATCTCTAAGTTCATCTTCGGTAACTGCTCGAGATAAAGACAATTCACCATCGTTGATAAGCACGGCAACCCCTCGCTGGGATACAACCCTACGCCACCACTTGTCAGCCAATGGATAACCTTCCATTACCTGTGGTGGGTAAAATGTATAACTTGCCATGATTCTCCTTTTAATAGAGAGGGAGGCAGGTTGCCCTGCCCCCCTCAACTAATGACCTACTAGAGGCTAGATCCGCCTGTTTCCAAACGGCAAACTGCTGCATCACGGAAGATGCCCCAGCCACCGAAGTACTTCCAGCCAAGTGCTGACTTACGGCGAAGGATGTCGATCTGAGGTGCTACGACTGTTTGCACATCGTAAACATTAGCCTCAAGAAGAGCTTCCTTACCGACTGCAACTGCTGAGTAAACAGTAGCTGAAGATGCACCTGATGTTGCTGATGGAACACGAGATGTCTGAACAACTTGGAATCCTTCAAGAACACCAATGGTGCCTGTCAATAGGTTTCCAACATTTTCAGTTGTGTACTTGTGGATGTCCACAAATCCGCCTGAACCAGTCTCTGCCCGAAGGTCATAAGCTTGGCGTGGGTGGATGAACAATGTGTAAAGATCACCAACACGAGGTTGGGCGTTAGCCTCAAGAAGTGCTGTCTGTGCCTTACGAAGCATTGTTGTTGAAAGAACATCTGTAGCTGTAAGAGTAGCTGTTGATGTACGGCTTCCACCGTACTTAACTACTGTTCCAGATGTAAGTGCTGTAGCAACAAGCTGATCCAAAGTATCAGCAGCGTTGTAAGCGATTGCATCACCAATCATGGTGTCGATAGAAGAGAATGTGGCCATGTTGACCTTCTCTGTCTGCTCAACAGCATTACCGTATTCAGTAACAGTAACTGTTACCTGTGATGGGTTTGCCAATGCAACTGGTGTTACATCAGATGTTTCTGTTAATGCTGTGGTTGCTGCTGCCAAGTTAGCATAAACTGCAAACTTGAGAGTAGTTCCCGGGTTGGTGAGGGCTACTGGTCGTACATCTGCGACTGAACGCATGACAGGAAGTGAGCGGAGTGCAGCTCTTACATATGTGTCATATGCATTGACTACGAGGTTGCCTACACCAGAGATTTGAGTGGTTGCCATTTACGGCACCGCCTTTCTGGGTTAGTACCCAGCTTTACCAAGATCTGAAAATAACTGCTTCAATGCTTCGGGCCCCTTTGCAGCGGCCTCATCCATCTGGGCTTGGATCATCTGTTCACGATCAGCACTAATGCCGCCGTCTACAGTTGCTTGAGCCTTTTTGTAATTATCTACGAAACCTTCTGGTATCGCTGAGTTTGATTGGTTTGGTTGTGACACACCGAATACATCTCCGTATTCTGTGAGCCATGACGACAACGATTCCTCCGTGAGGTCGATGTCCTGTGGAATGAAAGCCGAAATTTTCGGATTCACTCCTCGAGCTGTAAGGACTTCTGAGATAGTTCTCTCTCGTTTTTCTTTACGCAAATTGGAAAGCTCTTCCTGAATTTCCTTCAGTTGCTTTTCTTTTGCCTTATTGGCCTTGCGTAGTTGTCCGAGAACATCGTTCGAATCAAGTTCGAAGTCATCCTCTTCCAGTTCGTAATTGGACATTTGTCCTACTCCCTTTTCATGTTAGTCGCTGGCCGCAATGCAATCGGGGAAATGCATTGGCTCCAACTTCCGGGTTTATACTCATCTCAAGTTCCGGCATTTCTAGAGATGGAGTGGGTGTCCGGGTCTCGAACCCGGATGATTGCCAATCACCCTGTTACTTAAACTGTTTTAACTTTTAGTGCCTTAGATCCGATACCACTTGTGCCACCAAATGCTGCTGCACCTGTTGCCTTAATTCGTGCTGCTTGTGCCTGTGCTTGGACATCTCCACCGAACTCGGCAGCGATTGCTTCCTTGGCTCCGAAGTTCTCACCATAGATAGCGGCTAGGTTTCCAGTTGTCTGGAGTTCTCGTTGAACCTGTGAATACTTCTGGCGTTGAGTTCCATAGCCAAGAGATCCTGCACCATAAGTCTGAGCCATATTGGCTTGCTCTGCTGTCAGACCTTCAAGAAGGGCTGCTGCTGTATTGAGATTTTTTCCAGCAATTTGCTCAAGAATTGCTTGACCCTTTGTTGGATCAATCATGTATGCAGTAAGGGCTTCGTCACCAATACCGTAGTTATCCTTGAGTTGCTTGCGGATGTCAGAATTTGTTCCTGTTTGAACAAAGTCACGATATGCCTGAATAACATTTGCTACATCGACATTGGTTAGGTTGTTCTTTAGAAATGATTGGAAGTCTGTAGTCTGATCGTAGAAGCCTGTTGGCATATTGTATGAAGTCAATACCTTCTGGTATTCATCTTCCATTCCAACGATTGTCTTCTCATCTAGTGCCTTATAGCCCTGCTTCAAACGAGCTTCGTTAACACTACCGAATCGATCATAGTAAGACTTGGTGTTAATCAACTGAAGGTAGAAACCTTCTGAGGTTGTAGGGATTTCATCAAATGCCTTGCCAAAACGATCTGTGCCTTTGCCAGCAAAGATTGCAGCAATGTCATCTCCAACCTCTTTAATACCCATCTGGGTAAAGCGTTCTCGGATAACATCGAATGCTGACTTACGCTGGGCTGCTACCTGCTCTGCCTTAGCAGTTTCAAGTTGTTTCTGTTGTGCAGCAAGCATCTTCTGGAATTCTGCATTTTGATTAGCAATAGCAGCTTGAATAAGTTTATTTACATCTTCTGCACCTAGACCTGCTGCCGCTTCTGGGGCAGGAGTTGTGTCCTTTGTGCCATCATCATATTCTGTAATTTGAATACGGTTTGCACCAGATCCTGAGTAATACTGACGAGTTATTTTTTTACCAGTTTGAGTTTTAGTTCCAATAACTTTTACAGATCCATCGCTGTATGTAACAGTAAATGTGCCATCTTTGTTATCTACTCGAGATACTTCAGTTACTCCAGCAGGTGGGTTATCTCCACCGATTCCTGTCGTATCAGTAGTTGTTGCACCTGTGTTACCCATACCAAGAATCTTCTTATCAGCATCTGTTAATGTCTGTCCAGATGTAAGTCTGCGTAATGCATCAGAAGCTGCATCTATAGGAACACTTGCTGTTCCTACATTTGTACCTGCACCTGCTGCTGGGCCTGATGTTGCAGCAGCATAAGGATTTGTTGCTTGCTGTGGAGCAGTAATTGCTACCTTGGTTCCGCTAAAGAGAACTGTCTGTCCTGCTGCTGCTCGAGCTGCAAGCGTTGGGTTATCGGCAAGGATCTGGGCAACAGTAGTGCCATTGGCCTTTGCAATACCGGAAAGGGTATCTCCGGACTTAGCCGTTACTTTTTCTGCCATTATGGAATCACTCCGAATCTCGATCCGACATCAACTAAGATGCTGTCGGCTTTAGCTCTTGCATTGGCTGTGTATTGCCAACGACTGTCTTTGTATAGGTCTTGCTCGAACTGCCACAATGGAGTGACTGTTGACGATGTCTTGTCTCCGACAGTTGTTGTTGAACCAATCATTGCCTTACGGACTGTTGGATCCTCTAGATCTAGTGAACCTTCTGGAACCTCAAGGATACGAGAGATTGCACCGATGTAAGGGCTTGCGATAGATAATGGAGACTCTCCATTGAGGATACGATCACGGAATGCTGGGAACAACTTAACCGCTTCTTGGCGAAGGTTCTCATCAATCTGTTCGTTGGATGTATCTCCAAGAAAAACATTCTTTGCGAGGTTATCTGCTGCTGATGCAGTAAGTGCCAAGCCAAACTGACGATACTTGGTAGTAACCATAATCTTGTTAGCGTTAATCTGTTGCTGGACTTTAGGCTGAGATAGATACTGGTCAGTCCGGCGAAGCTTCTTCTCGAAATCGCTGATATTAGATGAACTGATAAGAAGTGTCTGGAATTGCTTATCATCTACCTTGAATGCAGATGCTGCAATCTCAAGGTTCTTACGGTAGATGTCGATGTAGTCTGCCGCTGCCTGAGCAAAAGTATTTCCTGCACGGATTGAGTTAGCAATATCTGGCTTAACTGTATCCAACTGGAATTGAGCAATAGTTTTTAGACCAATGTCATACTTGATCTCATCCATGCTCTTAACTTTGGCAAGGTATTGATCTCGATAAGTATCTTTAGTTGCCTGATCTAACTTAAGACCATTGGCAAGTTCGGCTGCACCGATAAGTGCAAAAGTTCTTTGGTTGACATCTTTAGCCCAAGCAGTTCCTGAAAGGTATGCTTCAACATTGGCAGCAGATGAATTCTCTCGTGCCATGCTAACAAGCTTGTTATAGATGTCTGGGTAACTAGCCTTGAAGTAATCAATAAGATACTTGCTGCCGTATTCGCCAAGCTTTGCTTGCTGTTCTGGTGTCAAGGCATTTGGGTCTACAGCAGTCTTTGCTTTAGGTTTGGCTGAAGGAACATTTCCGGTTTTATCTTTTCCAGCATTGCTAACAACAGGATTTGCACCTGCTGCTTGTGCAGCAGTCTGAGGGTTTGCACCTGCTTTTGCCTGATCTGCTGTTGAAACTACTGCTGCTGATGTTGTTGATTTTACAACAGTAGTTGTAGCAGTTGTTGCGGTTGTTGATGCTGTAGTTGCTGTAGTCTCTGGTTTAGTTCCAATAGTTACTTGACCAGTTTTTGTATCCAACTTAGCAGTATTCTTTGTAAGACCAGTCACTTCTTTTAGAAGAGTATTCTGTTGTTCTACTGCTTGGTTGTAAAGTTTTTCTAAACGCTTAAGTTCTCTTTCATCACCCGGTGTTGCTGTATTTGTTGCAATGTTTCTAACAATACGATTGATGCCAAATAGGCTATCTGCAATAGATTGCTCAAGTGATTGGATACGATCATTCTTTTGACCAACTACAAACTTAACCGCTTGATCGTATTGGTTTGCTGCCTTTCGGGCAGCATTGGCTTTAGCAGCAGCTTCTGACTCTGCCTTAGCCTTAGCGGCTCTTGCTTTCTCGGCTTCGAGAAGTGCATTGATGTCAATAGTGCCTTTAGGCTTTACTGTCTCTGCCATTATCGGACACCTGCAATCTTCGCTATAACATCGCCGTATGAATTAAGAGTCTTGTTGACTGCTTCTGTTTCTAACTCTGGGTTGGCCATAATTGCATTTTCAACTACTTGACCCTTACCAACCATCGATAGGCCTCCAGTTGTTGTAGTTGAGTATTGACCCGGTGCTGTCTGTGTCTGTGTAGTGATTGAAGG